CCAGAAGAATATGCCCCATTAATAGTAAATGTACTAGAATTATCTTCTGAAGAAAATGAAAATTTCATTTTATTACTATTTCTACCCTCACCATAAACTCTAAAAACAACATCAACAAAATCAGATTTTGCTGGAGATCTCCAATCTTGAGTGCTGAATATTTTTTTATCAATTACATTTAAAATATCTTGAGGAAAATTTAAAACTTCAACGGTAATCGTATGGGGTCCTTTTGTAAGAAAGACTTTATTAATTCTAGGATTATTTGTAGTAAATCCATTTAATGATGTTACTAAAATTCCATCAACATATACCTTTCCTGAATTATCAGCAGTTCCTTTTAATGCATAAAATCCATCATAAGGAATATTAACATTCCAAGTATTAGAAAAAGTTATTCCAGACTGATCACTTCCAGGGTCACTTGAAGGTGGAACTGGAGAAACCGCATACCTGTTCATAAAGTTGCTCCAGGTATTTGGAACTTCATATTTAACAGGGTACCAACTTGAAGTTGCTCCAGAAAATCTTGTAGACCATATTGGATTAGAAGGACATCTTCCAGTTTGTTTTGGTATTGGTTCTACTGGAATTGGAGGATCAGGAGCATCTATGGACATAGAAATACCCATTGGATTTGTGTTCCAAGATGCCGAAGATATTACAGTTCCAACCGATATTGATGTCTCTTTAGATTTAATTGGGTTTATACTAAAAATTTCAAATTTAATATTTGCATCATTTCCATCTAGATCATATAGATCTAATCTTCTTGATCCATTTATTTTTTGAGTAGAACTACTACCCAAAATCTGTATTGGACCATATAATCTACCACCAGTGAAACTTACATTTTTTGTTATCGTTTCCTCTTTTATGTAAGAAACAAACGAAGAAGTAAAAGTATCTATTTGAGATAGTTTGGTCCTTTTAAAAGATACATTTCCGGTATCTGTTGGTAAAATTATTTCAGATGCAGCAATATCAGCAATGTATGGACTATCATTAACATCCATTTTAAGCTTTGCTTTAACTTCACCATTTCCAGATACTTGAATATAATATTGATTATTTTTCTGAACAAACTTTACTGTAGGTATTTGATATGATGTTGGTTCATTTGAGGTATCTTTGAGTACTTCTATCCCATTTACCTTTAATGAATTTTGCTCATTAGCAACATCAGCAATAGTCACTTGAATATTTTGATCTGTTCCATCTGCATCATATAATGCAATTTTATTATTATTTTTTACTTCCGGTTCAGGAACATTTATTGATGCTCCAATAATTTTAATCGGACCATAAGTTTTTCCTCCAGTAAATCTAGCAGTTTTTTTTATACTTTCATTAGGAACAACAAAAGATTCTATATTATCTAAAGAATATCCTGTTCTAGTAAATTTTAGATCACCATCATTTGACGGTATTATGATTTGTTTTGCAGCAACTCCAGCAATTCCAGGAGAATCATTTATATCAACTAAAATAGTTACTTTACCTGTTCCAGTTCCTTCAACTTCTATAAAAAAATCCTTTCCTTTTTTTATAAATTTTGGATTTATTTTCGATACTTGAGTATTGTTTGAAGAACTATTGGGAGTAGATGTTTGTGGAATAGGAATATTTAATAAATCAACTCTAATTACGTGAAAACCTTCTGTAATATTTGCAGCAAAAGATGATACTGGGGAATCAAAACCATTTAGATTATCTACAAGTAAAGAATCATCAAGATAAACTTTTGATATGTTATCACAAAGTCCCTTAAAAGTATATTGACCATCATAAGGAAATTCTTCTATCCATTCGAAAGTAAATACTCTTCCAGAATAATCACTTCCAGAAAAATCCGAAGATGGTACTGGAGAAATTGCATACTTATTCATAAACTCATTCCAAGAAGGATGAGTAACATCATATGAATTATAAGATTCATCCAAAGAAGTTATTTTGGATGGTTTATTTTTTCTAGTAGTCCAAAAAGGTTTTTCTATAAGAACTTTTTGATATTTTTTAATCTCATCTGCAATTGGATCATTTTCATTATTAAAATCATAACTATCCGCATTCCATTGACCTAAAATTTCTCCATCAGGTCCCCATTCAACTATACCATTACCCTCTTCTTCTTCTATTACATATTCTTCAAAATCTTCTTCATCTTCATAAGTTTCTAAAATAGTAGCAGTTTCTCCTAAAGAAGACCTTAATACCGCACCACTTCCAAACTGACATAAATCTTCGGCAGAAACTTTAGGTGGAAATTTATATCCAAAACCACCAGAAACTACATCGACTGCAAGTAAAGATCCATCTGCGCCTATAATAGGATTTGCAGATGCCCCTACGCCACCACCTCCGAAAAAATTAATAATAGGAGGACCACATTTTTGTGGTTTATCATTACACTTATCAGTAGAAATTAGATCAGAATAAGTTAAAGAATTTACTTCAGTGATTGTTAAAAATCTTAAATTATTATTACCATCAAAGAAAATAAAAACAGTTCCTGGATTTACTTGAGCATACTTGTTTGCATCATTAATAGAAACGTTATCAATATATCCTAAAGTAGGATCAATATATCCAACAGTTATGGCAGATTTTGGTGTTGGTCCTAATAAACTGCTTTGTCTTGCCATATAATATTGATCTTGTTATTTTCGTTCTTTTATTAGAAGTATTTAGTATAACTATCCAATGTTTGAATTTTCACCAACAGTAAATCCAGAAACAGTTTGTTTAGAAGGTTGAGCAAAAGGATTTTCTTTCTTTGGAACTTCTGAATTTTGATTTATATTTTTAGACACATTATCTAGAATTGGTTGATCTACAGATTTAGATGCACCTCCACCATTCTGGAAAGTGTGATAATCATTGATTGGGCAAGATTCTTCTTCATCACAACTAAAAAATTGAAGTATAGAATTTACAAATCCTAGAGCACTCGTCATATTTCCAGTTATTCCATCAAGTAAAGATGTAGATTGATTTAATATTGTTGCTACATTAGTTAAAGGCTGACTTACTGCTCCAGTTGCAGAATCAATCTGACCAAAAATAAAACTAGAAGATTGTCCTGCAAGTGAATCAATTTTCCCAGAAACAAATCCGGAAGAAACATATGATAAAGATTCTAAAGGAAAAGTATTAGAATCACCAGAAGTACTTCCACCAAATTCAACATAAGAACCCAGAGATTGTGAAACTAAATTTCCGATAGGAGATACAGCAGCATCTACACCTTCAGTAATTTCCTGAATTACATTTCCCAATACATTTCCAGTGAGTTGTTCAACTGAACAAATTGGAACGATTGGAGTAGTTCCTTCTTCTGGTGCAACTTTTTTAAAATTCCCAGAATCATCTTTGAATAATTTACCCAAGAATGATCCAATTAATCCAACTAATTTTCCAACTATTTTATTAAAGAGACAAACAATTTTACTTGTACTTTTATCTTTCAAACGCAAAACTTTATTTCTTTGATTTGGAAATATTTTATCAACTATTTTAGAAATTTTAGCATTCATTTCTTTAATCACATATCCCTTTACTTGCTCAAAGATACTTTTCATATAAGAGGCAACTTTTGCTGCGGCAGAATCTACCAATGATTGCAATTTAGATTCATTTAAATTTGTAGAAACTGCATCAATATAACTATTTGCTGCTTGCTGAACTTTATTAATGTCTTTTGTAAGATTTTCAATTACTATTTGTATATTTTTAAGATCAGTTTTTTGTTTTTTACAAGGACTGGAAAGAGGAACCTTTCTCAACATTTTTTCATTACGAATTACATCTGCGGCACTTAATTCGTGTGGGTTATCTGGTTGCTCTCTAGTTGCACCAGGTTGAGAAGGAGAAGTTGAAGAATTAGATTCTTTGCATCTATTCTTAATTCCCTTTGCTACTTCAGATTGTATAAATGATGCTCGATCTTCTGGTCTCAATAATCCAGAATTTATTCTTGCTTCTGCCTCTATTATTGCTATTTGTTGATCTTGAAACTGCGCTTTAGATAAAGGAAGATCCGATCTTAATCCAAATTGATTTACAGAAACTCCATTTGGAGGAGGAGAACATTCTTCAGATTGTTCTTTAGACTTTGGTTTATTTGTAACTAAAGATTCTGCAGGAACTTTTATATTTAAATCTTTATCACCATTTGCTGGAGTTGCAAATCCACTTGTCGCTGAAAAATTACTTTTATCATCTCCAATCTTAGTACCTAATACTGTCTGGGCATTATTACCAAGAACTCCCATTATTACAGGAACTTGTTGATCTTGCCCATCAAGAAAGAACCCAAAAACAAAATTACCTTGGCGAAGGTTGGATGTAGCAGACGCTGCTGCTTGACCTCCACCCGCAGTAATTGGATACATTACCTGCGCCCAAGGAAGTTGATCAGAAGGAATTGTAGTTTCTTCCCTATCGTGCAATCCAATTATTCGGACTTTATATCTTCTCCCCCACCCAGGAACCTGATCTTTATTTTCAAATTTTCCTGGAACAATATTATCCCTCCAAGTGGAATCATCAGCAATCTGACCTATCCACCAATAGAAATGTGATCCTAAAAATCCAGGATTAAATAAAGACCCACCTTCCATTACAGATCAATCCTCATATATTCTACATTCAAGAGCATTTGGATGAGAGTCGCAATATAATTCAAGTGATGTTGGATCGTGATCTTCGTCTGGATGATTTACTTGATATTGTTCGAGTGCAGTAAGTTCATCGCTCAAATGACGACGACGTTGACTACTAACATTAGAATTGTTTAATTCATCTATATCATCATTAATGTGTTGTTGGAGGCTTTTATTGTTCATAATGGTATTTTACCAGATGTGTGATTGCCAACTCTACCAAAAGAATCTCTGACTAAATTTAACTTAGTATAAGTTTCTTTCGGGGAAATGTAGTGACATAAATCTGCTATAATATATAGCCCACCATATTCCTTATTTACTTCTTCATCATAAATTGATAATTCTTTAGCATCAACAAAAACAACATCACCAGCGTGTAGTGAAAAATCACCAGGAATAGTGATAGTACTCTTTAAAGAAAAAAGTTGATTATATCTCATTATTGATTGATTTAATATATTTTTATATTCAAAATTTTCTTCTTTAGATTTACTAAGTTGTTGCTTAGTATTACCAGAAGGCAATGTACCTTTATCTAATAAGTAGTAAGTAGTTCTAGAAAATTCTTTATTACTACCTTCCCTATTAAACTCCGGATTCAAAGTAGGAAGTTCTTTTCCACCCAATTTTAAAGATTGTTCCTTTTCTTTTGCATTAGGAGTAATGACTTCATAATAACAATTAAATGGGTCAAATAAGACAGTTCGAGTAGAAAATGCACCCATTTTTAATTTTTCTTGAACATCGACTCGATTATCTTTATAATAATCAAGTGCTTTAACATCATACCCAGAGGGAATATTATCTCCTCTGGAGTCTGGAGTTTGATTGAATATAATAGACTTTTTCTTTTCTTGACTTAATAAAGAATCTATAGACTTAAATTTAAATCCTTCTGTTGTTTCAAAGAAAAAATATCCAGCAGTGTTTCCACTTGCTTCAGAAAAATTAGGCACAGATTTTTTAGATAACCAATTCATAGCATAATAAGGTTTTCTATTATTTCCAATAAAATTATAATTATTGAATGTTTCCTCTATATCTAATTTCTTATCTGTTGCAAGATATTTTTTATCAGTCAAAATCTTTTTAATATGTTCGGAAATTTTTCCATCAAATCTTTCATTCAATCTAACTTTTTCATTCATAATAAATTCTTTAGAAACTAATTCCAACTGAATCATAGATTTTGTAGTGTCTTCAGAAAGTGGAGAAACCTTATTCACATAAAGAACCAAATCTAAAGTTTTTTCATTATTATCAGTAAATTTTAAATATACTTTTTCTTGGCCAACAATAGGCAAACCATCAACTACAGTCTTATCATCAACTGAATTTCCAGTATCAGCAAAAGTATAAGTTGCTTTTATACTATCTTGAAGAATGCTTTCATAATACATTAGGCGAATAGCACCATTCACGATACTAGCGGTTTTACTTTGATCCTTATTAGAAACTACATCCAGTCTTTGAATATAAGATGGTTCAGCAGATTTAGTTGCTATTAAATTTACCATTTGTTATTACCTCTTAATTATATTTAACCACCAACATAAAGAGAATCAAATGGATCAGACTCTTCCCCATCAACCATTGATACTAAACTTCCAGACGAACCAAAGGATTCATAATCTTCTCCACGAATTATAGTAGGAACATAAACAACTTCTGGTTTTGAATATGGTTGTTCATAATCAGTGTATCCAGAAATTACTTTTAATTTTTCTATAATTGACGGTGCTTTTGCTATAAGTTGAGATTGATTTTCAATATCAATAATTTCTTTTGTGAGATCATATCCAAGTAGATTTACAGAATCTTTATCAATAACCTTAAACATTTCTCCATCGTGAAGAGTTAATTTCAATCCACCTTTAGGAACAATACCAAAAGATTTTCCTATAAATGCTGAACCATTTGGTTTTTTACTCATATGCATCAATACAGTTTTTCCAGAACCAGGAACTGTTGCATAGTTTCCACCGCCACCAGGATCATTTTGAAAATTAGTAAGTCTAAAAGGAATTAAAGGAAATCCTGGCATATTAACATCAAATGCAGATTTTCTACCAGAATGAGTATGCATTGATTGCCCTTTTCTAATCAGCTTAGCATAATAGTCATCACTTTTACTTGGTAATATAGGAGTTCCATCAGAAAGTTCTGGTTTTAATCCAGAACCAGCCATTTTTCTAATTAAAGGAACGCCATCTTTAACTAAAGTATCAACAGATCCATCAAAAGATTGGAAATGTGCGTGAGACCATCCAGACTGAGCCATATAGGTTCTTCCAGTTAAACCAAATCTCCAATT